TTTCAGTGGCAACGGGTGTTGGTGCTCTTGCTGGTTTGTTGCCTGCTGTGGCTGCGTTGTTTACGATTGTGTGGACAGGTATACGCATCTGGGAAACTGACACAGTTAAAAAGTTACTCAGCAGAGGTACGCAATAGTGTTGCAAGCGCTTATAGGTCCGATTGCTGGACTTGCTCAAACATGGATGTCAAACCGACAGGAGCAGTCACAAGCAAAACACGTAGCTAAGATGCAAGTCATCCAGAACACAGCTACGTGGGAACAGCACATGGCACGGGCTAGTACTAACTCGTGGAAAGACGAATGGTTTACAGTAATTCTAAGTACGCCTGTATTAGCAATTATGTGGGGCGTGGGTATGAACAATCTCGACATTATAGAGCGTGTAGGTATGGCTTTTGCAGAGCTAGACAGGCTTCCAGAATGGTATCAATATCTTTTGTACGTAGCTGTAACAGCCAGCTTTGGCATACGTGGTGCTGACAAGCTGATGCAGCTTAAGGGCGGTAAGTAAGCTATGTGGGACATTTGGGGGTCTGACGGATGGCAGTTTATTTTAAAGGGTGTTTTTGGAGGCTATGGTAGTCAAACAGGAATAGGCCCACCTAGAGGCTCTATGCTTAATTACATTAAAGCACTACATAGAGCTATTAGAGAAGAAAACAAAGCAGAGCGCAGGGCTTGTTGGGAGGCGGGGCATTTTGTAGGAATAGGTGGAAAATGTTACGACGATCCAGAAGTAGGATTACAAAGAGCATTAAACCAAGCAAGCAAGTCTACTACAGATTCTTTACGAGACATACGAATAGAAGGTTATATTGCAAACCAATTTTACAAAGAATGGTTTGAAGCATCAGAAAACGAAGACTACGATAAAATTACATCTATACTTAATAAGTACGGTGAGTATTCAGATGTAATGACAAATAACGTTTATATTGGAGGTATGTCTTTTGCGGCAGCAAATCCAAAGAAAGTTTTAGATGAAGCGCTTATAGGTAATAATGATTGGGGCGTTACAGTTCAAATATGTTCGTCTACAGTTACAACTAACTGTGTTGATCCAACAAACATTAAAGATATATGGGAAGATTTTGGTAGACACATACAGGTAATATTTAAAGGGCTTAATATTCCGAACTTACCTGAGTGGCTACCTTTGCCGGGAATTATGCGTCTGCCCACTATCGGAGAAATATGGGACAAAGTTACTGGTCCTTTTAATGACGCTGCTAAAGAGCAAATGAAGGAGTGTATGGGTAAAGACGATGACGGTGACGGAGTACCTAACACCGCGTCTTACTGCATGGCAAACAGAGACATTGTTGGCATTATCACTAAAGGCCTAGAGGACGGTGCTAGTGAAATAGGTGACGCTACAGCAGAAGCAGTAGGAGGAATAGTAGACAAGGCGCTAGAGGGTATTGACTGTATTAAGTACCCAGTAGCTTGCGCTCGTAAAATTAAAGATACTGTTGGCGGTATTGATCCAACTTCACCGGGACTTCCTCCGTGGATGAAAGTTATTATTGTTGGTGCTAAGTATGGCGACGACATAATTAAAGAGTTAGAAAAATTATTTGAAGAAGATATTAACAATGATGGTGTTATTGGGTTTGCTTCTACAGATGAACAAGTTGAGTGCTGGAATGGAACTCTAGTAGACAAACAAGAAGACTGTCCTCCTAGAGAAGGGTTTACTCCAGAACAGTGTAGTCAACTTGGTAGAACACATGAATTAGACTCTTCTAATAAAACGCTAGGATCTTGTGGGGCTTGTTCAGACAGTATAAACACTGTTCCTGAAGACGAAAATGATTCTATGAGTCCTTGTGTGTCTTTTGATGACCCTAATCAACAAGAAGGAGACCCGTGCAGTACTGGTTCTCCTTTGAACGCAGAAGGTACTGTTGGCCCTGCTCCTGATTTTGATTGCATACCAAATGAAGGTACAGACTGTAACGTACCTGAAACTGGAAAAGAAGGAACAATAAAAAATGGAGTATGCAATCCTTTAGATATTGACGATGGAACTTACGAGCCTGTCTGTAATGAGCCTAGACCCACAGGTCAACTTACGTTTCAACTTCAAGAACAACAAGATGCTTGGGATGCTGCGTGTAAAGATACACACTGCAATGACGGTTCTTTAATTCCTGAAAACGGCGTGTGCGAAGATACTTCTGATCCAACAAAAGAGTGCGACAACGGCGCTACAAACTATCCTGATTGTGACCAGTGTGAAAAGGGTGAAAGCCCAGACGCACACATAAATAGCGATTGTGGAGAACCTTTAAAAGAAGTTGGAACAAACCAAGGAGACGCCTGTGATTTAAATGAAACAGGAGAAATAGGTGTTGTTAGTTATGATGGTAGTTGTGTAGCTGTTGGAAGCAACTGTAACTTTAAAGAAGCAAATCCCGGCACGAACGGCTGTGATACTGGTCAAGGTTTTTACACTCCTTTTGGCTCTATAGACTCAAATGGAGATTGTGTTTGTAAAACTGTATGCGATGACCCTAATAGGAAAAAGTACCCTTCTACTGGCGAGTGTATGGATGAATGTAAAGATAATTTTGACCAGCCAGCAGGATATGACGTTTGTACTTCTATAGAACAATTGTGTGCTGATGGAAAGGCAGCAGGATACGAATCAGGTAGTCAAGCGTGTGCTAACTTTGAAAATACTGGAGGGCCTTGTCCTACCTTTAACGGCGTAGAAGGACCAAGAGATGCCGACGGTGAATGTATAGATTGTGAAAATCCTGACAACTTTAATATATGTTTTAATAAAAGCGCACCACAACAATGTTTAAATGAGGCTGGAGATCCTACAGGAGCAAATTATCCTGATTGTACTATCTGCCCTGCTGGTCAAGATTTTAATCTCAGAGGCGTTTGTGCATCTATAGAAGAATTATGTGCTGACGGAGTAGAAGGATACGGACCAGAAAACCCATTGTGCGGTGTTGACGATGGGTGTCCACAAGGACAAACAAAATTTGATGGAGAAAACTGTGACAGCCCATGTCCTACTAATTCAGACATAGGTGCTAGTTCACCAGACTGTACAGTAAATACTTACCAATGTGATGACCCTAATGCTACTGTATTAGAAGGAGGACCAACTCCGGGCGCTTGTGGTCCTTGTAAAGAAGGTTATATTTTTGACGGTAGTGTAGAACGTTGTGTACGTGATCTAGACGAGGGATGCATTAACGGAGCTATAGATGATCCAGATTGTACTACTTGTCCTGAAGGTTCGTCAATGAACGAAGAAGGTATGTGTGTAACGTTTGGTGTTCCTACTCCTCCTCCAGAAACTGGCGGTGGTGGTGGTGGTGGTGGCGGTGACGGTGGCGGAGCTTTTACACCTTTTTTAGCTGGTATTAGTTATACACCTCAGATTGTACCAGATGCTCCAGCTCCAGCACAAAAAGACTACATGGCTGAACTGGACAATATAATTAAACGAAGTTTGTTTGAGGGCATGGTATAAGATGACATATTTAAATTTAGTAAACAACGTCCTTAGACGATTACGTGAAGATGAAGTATCTAGTGTTCAAGACAACACCTACAGTAAACTTGTGGGTGACTTTGTAAACGACGCTAAAAAACTTGTAGAAAATGCTTGGGATTGGTCAACGCTTAGAACTACTTTAACTATAACTACATCTGCTGATGACTATACGTATTCTCTCTCAGGAACACAAGATAGCGGTAAAGTTCTTCAAGTTATTAACGATACTTCTAATTTAGAAATGGAATATCAAACGCAGAACTGGTTTAACGAACAATATTTAATTAATAATCCTAGTTCTGGTTCACCTCAGTATTACACTTTTAGCGGAATAGACAGTAGCGGTGATGCTCAAGTAGATGTTTATCCAAAACCTGACGCAGCTTATGTTCTTAAATTTAGAACAAACATACGTAACGTAGATTTAAGTGCTGACACAGATACATTAGCTATTCCATCTCAGCCTGTAATTCATTTAGCAGTAGCCTTGTTAGCCCGTGAACGTGGTGAAACAGGCGGTACATCGGCAGCTGAATATTTTGGTATTGCTGATAAATATTTGTCTGATGCAGTTGCTCTGGACGCACAAAAGCACCCAGAAGAAACTATTTTTTACGTCCCTTAAGGAGACTAGTGCATGGCCCAGCCATTACAAAGTATTAATCTAGTTGCTCCGGGTTTTAAAGGAGTTAACACAGAAGACTCTCCAATTGGACAGGATTTTTCTTTTGCAGACGTTGCGGATAACGCTATTATTGATAAGCGAGGACGCATTGCTGCACGTAAAGGTATAGACTTATCAACTACTGTTGCTACGCCGTTAGGTTCTGATTACGCTGTTAGACTTCATTATTTTTATGATGATGCAGGTAACGATGAAATCTTTGTTACAGGCAACAACAAAATATTTAAAACAACAACTAGCTCAACTACTGACGATACACTTACTGATATTAGTCCGGGTTCATATACAATTTCAGCAGATAATTGGAAGATTGTAAACTTTAATGATAAGGCTTACTTTTTTCAACGTGGGTACGAGCCTCTTGTGTACGACAACGCCACAGGGCTTAGAAAAATGAGCACAGTCACAGGCAGTTCTGTTAGCAGTACGTTGCACTGTCACGAAGCTCTAGCAGCTTATGGCAGGCTGTGGATTGTAGATAACGCAACAGATACACAAACTATTTATTGGTCTGATCTTTTAGACGGTGTTGATTTTACTGGAGGTTCCAGTGGTTCTATAGATGTATCTAAGGCATGGCCTAACGGGTACGACGAAGTAAGAGCTTTGGCGGCTCACAACAACGCTCTTATTATATTAGGAAAACATAGCATTATTATGTACACCGGTGCTTCAAGCCCGTCATCAATGACTTTATCTGATACTATAGCTGGTGTTGGGTGCATCTGTAGAAACTCTGTACAACACATTGGTACTGATGTATTGTTTATGTCTCAAAACGGTTTAAGAAGTTTTGGTAGAACAATACAAGAAAAATCATTACCTTTGTCTGACTTAAGTTTAAACATAAAAAGCGAACTTATTAATTTAGTTGAAACAAGGACTGCACCAACAGCGTCTGTGTACAGCCCTGAAAATTCGTTTTATTTAATTACGTTTCCTGAAAAATCTACTACGTACTGTTTTGATTTAAAAGGTAGACTAGAAAACGGAGCGTATAGGGTAACACGTTGGACTTCTTCGTCTTTTAAATCGTATGAAAGAAAAAGTGATGGTACTCTTTTAGTAGGAACTGACGACGGTGTAGGTAAGTATTCAGGGTATTCTGATGAGTACAACGATTCAGGAACAATTAAAACTTCTAGCTATCGCTTTAGATATTATAGCCCCGGATTAACTTTTGGTGATCCTTCAAAAATTAAGTTTTTAAAAAAATTACGTCCCACTCTAGTAGGTGCAAACAGTGCTACTGTGTTTATGAAATGGGCGTACAATTTAAATACAGTTTATAATACACAAGAGTTTACAGTAGGTAATCAAACTTCGTATTACTTTAACGAAGCAGCTTCAGAATACGGGACTGCTGAGTTTACTGGAGGAACAATAACAACCAGACCTCCTGTTAATACTACAGGTGGCGGTACTATTATTACAATTGGTCTTGAGTCAGAAATAAATGGTTTTGCTTTATCTCTCCAAGAAATTAATGTATTAGCACTTATAGGTAAAACAATATGAGCAATTATACTAAGACAACTAACTTTGCTGCTAAAGATAGTTTGCCTTCTGGAGATTCGGGCAAAGTTATTCAAGGCACTGAGTTTAACACAGAGTTTGACAACATTGCAACAGCAGTTGCAACTAAGTCAAATTTAGCCTCTCCTACTTTTACAGGGACAGTAACAGTTCCTGCGCTTACAGTTACAGGAAACGTTACAGTTACGTTAGATAGTTCTGACACTGTTACTATTGATGGAGGAACTTACTAATGATAAACCCTTATTACAATACTCCATCTACAGGAGCATACCCTACTACTCACGGAGGCCCACCGTCAACCTCTTCTAATGAAGAAGAAGAAGGAGGAGGAGGAGGAGGCTCTGGTCTTGGAAGTTTTTTTGACAAATACTTAGGGCCTTTATTGGGAATTGGAGGCGGTGTCGGAGGTGGTCTTTTAACTAAAGAAGCAGTAGACCGTCTTAGTGATATTGGTGAACAGTCTTTAGCAGGGACTTATTTTACTGATCCACGAACAAATCAACAAATATACGTTCCCGGTGCTTACGATTTAGCTCAACAATCTATAGGAATGTCTGAGTTTAGACCCTTTACTGTGTCGTCTACTATGGGTGGTGCTTTTAAAGCAAAGCCTAGATTTGACGACGAAGGTAATTTTTTAGGTATAAAAACAGCAACAACTCTTTCTGACCCAGAGCAAACGTTTCAACAGTCTATGTTAACTCGGTCTGCAGAACAACTTGGAGCAGATCCTTTTGGTCAAAGACGAGGCAGAACAGCAGCAAGACAAGCGTTTAATTTAGGTAAAGGAATGATGAGCGACTTAGCTCTTACTGATCTAGCGCAGCGTGAAACAGACATATATGATCGTATTAGAGCTACTCAATTAGAAGAAGAACAGCGACAAGCACAACAGCTTGAAGAACGTTTAGCTTCACAGGGGCGTTTAGGTGTACGAACTGCACAATACGGCGGTACACCAGAGCAACTTGCTATGGCTAAAGCTCAAGCAGAATCTAGAAACACAGCTATGCTACAAGCTATGGGACAAGCACAGGCAGAACAAGCACAACTAGCACAGCAAGCACAGATGTTTACTGGCATGGGTAGTCAATTATCTCAGGCAGACTTGCAACAACTTGCTGCACAACAAAATCTTGGTCTTGGTTCTATGGGTGCTGCGTATCTACCGCAAACTCAAATGATGCAACTACAACAAGCTATGCTTCCATACCAGCAGTTGCAGCAACAAGGACAACTGTTTGGTGCTGGTCAATACGGTGAAACAATGATGAGTGGTCTTGAAGCTAGGTTGGTGGCAGAACAAGCTAAAGCTAATCTGCTGGGTGGTTTGGGTACTGGTCTCTTAAGAGGTGTCTTTGGTGCTCCTAAAGAATTAGACTTTTTTGATATGCTAGGTGACGTTTTAGGAGGAGACTAATGGCTAGATTTTCAGAACAAATGATACGAGGCTTGTTATCTTCACCTTTACAACGTAGCTTTGAAAGCGCTGGTGCAGCTATTGGCGCTGCTCCGGGTATGTTAGCAACTAGGCGTAGAGAGGGTGAGTTCCTAAACACTATGATGGAAGCTTCTAGTGAAGGAATTACTAGCGCTCAAGCAGGTAATGTAGAGGATCTTCAAAAACAAATTAGTAATTTAAGAACATTGGCTCGTGGAAGTAATGTAACTTTAGATCAAACAAGAGCGCTCTTTAAACAAATTAAAGAGCTTCAAGCATTAATTCCGAACGCTACAGCAACGGGAATTACTAATAAAGCAAAAGCTCTTATACAAGCTGAAGAAACTTTAAAAGATCCTACATTAGATCCTACTAAAAGACAAGCTTTAGAACAAAGAATTGAAGAAATGAAACAAGATCCTGATGTTGTTGAACAGTATAATACTTACAGAATAAATAGATGGAGAACAAAAAGAGCACAGCAAGAAATGGAAAGCGAAGCTTGGGTGCAGGCTAATAATAGTGCTATTGTAAAAGCCATTCAAGAATCTGATTTAGATAAGCTAGATGCTTTAGGAACAGAAGCAGCCCAGCAAAATTCTTATAACGCGTTTCAAAAGTTTGTGACTACAACAACTCAAAACGTCAAGACTCGTGACTACCTTGAGCAACGAAGTACTGAAAAAACTAACAAACCTAATTTAAATTATGATGAAGCTATCAAGAACCTGCCTACAGAAGAGATGAGAAAAACAGTTAGGGCTAGGTACGATGCTTACAAGCAGGTTGTAGATCAAGGCTGGAACGAAGAAACAGGAACTTGGAACGAGCCTTTGAGAACTAGAGCTAAGGCTTTAGAAAAAGAGTTAAAAGACTCTCTTTATCGTATGCAAGATGCTGTGGCTATTGCTGACTTTAGAGAAACTAATGCAGCACGTGTAGCTCAAGAAGAAACAATACAAAAGCTTGAACTTGAGCTTGAAGCACCTGTAGATGAGTTAAACGTGGCTAGAATTGCTAGAGCAACTGCTAAAGATCCTGACGATATAACTTCCGAAGAGTATGCTGCGGCAAGAGAAGAAGAAAGAAGAAGAATTAGACGTTCTACAATTAAACAAATAAGAATTATAGATCCTGAATACGCTAAAGAAAAGTACCCTGATCGTAAGATAACAGAAGATATTTCTATGTATTCTGAAGATGAACAAAGAATAATTAAAGATGCAGCGCAACAATGGCCAGACAAATCTATAGAAGAGATTATATCGGCTCTTATAGCAAAAAAATATATACAAAGTCCTTCAGCCGAAATGTCATACATAGAAAGAGTACGGGCCAAAATAAGTCCAATGGGTACTTATTCAAATACAAAAGGTTAATTATATGGCGTTTGAAAACTTATTTGATGAAGATAAGGATTTATTTTCAGATGGGCCGAAAAAGCTTTCTTTAACCTCGTTTGATAATTTGTTTGACGAAGACGTTGAATATAGTGCTGTAAGATCAGGCGCGGTAGACTTTATTGAATCAGCAGTAGGCGCTGGTGATGAGCTTGATGCTGTTGTTCGTCTAATGTCTGGTACAGCAAAAACTTGGGATGAGGCTATTACTGAATCTCGTGGAGAACTACGTTCTTTTCAAGAAGACAATCCTACTGCTTCTAACATTCTGTCTGTTGCTGGTTTTGCTAGTGGTTTATTTATACCCGGAGCAGGTGTTGCTAAGATTGCACAGTCAGGTAGTAAGTTGTCTCGTGTCGCTAAAGTTAGTGGAATAGGTGCGGCAGAGGGCACTGTGTACGGGTTTTTAGCAGGTGAAGGAGAAGATCGTGCTACTAGCGCAGTAATGGGTGCTGGTCTTGGAGGAGTTTTTGGAGGCGCTGCAGGTGGTCTGTTAACTAAAAGCGCAGACGAAATACAAGAAGCAACTAAAAAAATAGATGCTGAAACATGGGCAGGTAAGGGCAGTCACATAGGCGGGTCTGAAGGTTTTGTTAATGTAGGCAGAGCAAAAGAAGGTAGAAAAATTGGAAAAGATTTTGATACTAGTTTGGCAGGTAGAAAAGTAGATGACATAACCGATGACGCTCCTATCACTGCATACCCCAAAGCACCTAGCAATGTATTTGGTAACGTATTCTTGACCACAAAAGAATGGATTGCTAAGAATGTAGGTCAACGTGCAGCAAAGCTTGCTGAAGACGCAGAAACTTTGGCAAGACACGATCAACGAGAGATAGAAGAGGTGTTCGATACTACTCTAAAATCAGCAGCAGATGTGTTTGAAAATAGTAGAGCGTTAAAAGCTGTAGCTCTGCGTATGAATAAAGCTATTAAAAAAGATAGACGTACTACATGGAGTGACTTAAATGCTGCTGCAAAAACAGCCCAAGAAAAGCAGGCTGTGCAGCTTTTACAAGAACAAATGGCAGTTCTTTCTGGACTAGACTTTGTTAAAATTTCTAAAGGAGATTATATACCTGCTAAAGCTCTTGAAGCAATTCAAGGAAGTAAAAAGAAAGTTATTGGAAACCCTGACCAATACCACAATCCTTTGTTAGCTGTTAAAGAAATGGCAGAAGATATTTCTACTGCTCGTGCCTTGATTGCTAGATTTGATGTTGATGTTACCAAGATTCGTCAACCTAAAATTGGAAAGGGAGAGAGTCGCTTAGATGTTGTAATTGACGCAATAGAAAATCAAGCTAAAAGAGAAGGGGCAAGTGAAGATGTTGCTGCTAATTTAGCTAACGGGCTACGCTCTCAGTTTATTGCTTCAAAGGCAGGAGGCAATGTAGCTGGTTCTGTTCTTAGAAGGACAGTTTCAGGTACTCTTTTGGGTAATCCTCTTAATGCTTTGCTTCAAGTAGCTGAAGGCATCACCGCGCCTATTTATCAGAACGGTGTTAAGGCGTGGGCAGCTACTATTCCGAAAGGAATCTTATCAACGTTTAATCAAACCTTTGGTATAAACAATCCTAACTGGTTGTCGAACAGACAAATTGGTTTAGATAAAGAGTTTATGGGAGAGTTAGCTAACGCAGGTGAAAAAGCGTTTAGAGAGTCTGCAGAGGGCCAACGGTTTGTTTGGAACAGAGGTGTTGTTCGCGGTTTAGACAAGTTGACTAAAGGTTTATATAAATTATCTGGCGTTTCTACAGTTAACCGTATGGGTCAAGAAATGCTGACTAACAGCGCAATTAGACGCGGTATTGACCTTGCAAAAAAAGGTGATTTAGATAAGCTACGTAAGCATGACGGAATGAGAGGTCTTACTGAGTCTGAGTTTCAGGCTACTGTTAATGCATTAAAAAACGAGCAATACAGTAATCCTTGGGTTCTAAACTTTGCTGGTTCTTCATTAAACAAGTGGCAACCTGTTAGTGCTAGTGCTATGCCTAAAGCATTTCACGACAATCCTAACGGACGTATGGCGTACAGTATGTTGAGTTATATGAACAAACAAATGAACAGTATACGTACTGATATTGGTTTGAACATTGCAAAAGCACAACGTCTAGGCTTAAATACAAAGGAAGGCGCTGAAGCTGCACGAACAGCTATGCTTAACTCTGCTAAATATGCGGCTTTGTTTGGTGTATTTGCAGGTGTATGGGACGATGGTACAAAGGTACTTGACTTGTCTAAAGATAAAGACCTTGAAGACTTGCTTACTCCTGAAGGAATATCTAAAGCCTTGTTAAACCAATTAGCTTCTAATATGTCTTCTGGTATTGTTAATATTAGGTCTGAAGAATATGGCGGTAAACCTGTTGAATTAAAACCAGCACCTATAGCTGCAGCGGCTGGTGTTTTAAGTGGTGCTTCTCAAACAGGAGAGCGTTTGTTTACAGGCGAAGATGAGCCGTTAACTCCTCTGCTCAGAGCAGGGCAGACTTACGTACCCGGAGTTGCGAACATAGACAGGGTTCTGAGGGCTGCTACTGGAGAGCGTCTGTTTGAACAACTAGGTCTTATAGATTAAGGAAGAATAAAATGAATGACGACAAACACACAGTATCCTATACGTCTATCGACTATCACAGTATGTGTCAAAAGTCTAA